TCTAAATCTCACAGAAGGAAACGTAGTTCATTATGGATTCATCGAAAAGTTCATCGAGCGCCTCGGTGAGGAGTACAACATCAGAGAAATCGTCTATGACAGATGGGGAGCTACTCAGATGAGTCAGAACCTAGAGGGGATGGGATTTACCGTGGTGCCATTTGGTCAGGGATTTAAGGATATGTCTCCACCTACAAAGGATCTGATGCGGCTTACCTTAAGTAAGCAGATAGCCCATGGTGGGCATCCGGTCTTAAGATGGATGGCAGATAATATTGTGGTCAGAACGGACCCGGCTGGAAATATCAAGGTGGATAAGGAAAAGTCTTCAGAAAAGATCGATGGTATCGTGGCCATGATCATGGGCCTTGCCAGAGCAACGGTGAATCCACCGGATGATGATGGATCCATTTATGATGAACGGGACATGATCATTTTAGGATAGAAGGGGGTGAACATAGATTATGGCGAACTTTTTTAAATGGCTTTTTAAGGCGAGGGCAGAACCTTCAGATAGTGTCAGCAGTGCACCGAACTTTTATATGGGGCAGAGTATATCGGGGAAAATAGTCAATGAGCGAAGCTCCATGCAGACCACAGCAGTCTTTGCCTGCGTTAGAATCATTGCAGAAACGGTGGCATCTTTACCTCTTCACACTTACAGGTATCAAGGTGACGGTAAAGAAAAGATGTACACCCACCCGCTGTACCGGATCTTACATGATGAACCTAATCCGGAGATGACGTCCTTTACCTTGAGGGAGACCATGATGACGCACCTTCTTCTTTGGGGGAATGCCTACTGCCAGATCATTCGAAATGGTAAAGGGGAAGTGGTGCATCTTTATCCCTTGCTTCCCGATAAGATGACGGTGGATCGAGATAAGAAAGGCAATCTTTACTACGCCTATAGGAAGGACACCACTACCCATTATCTAGGACCAGAAGATGTGCTTCATGTACCGGGTCTAGGCTTTGATGGTGTCATGGGATACTCGCCGGTGGCCCTTGCGAAAAATGCCATCGGACTGAATATAGCCGCTGAAGAATATGGCGGCAGGTTCTTTGCCAACAACGCTACACCAAGTGGTATTCTTTCAACTTCAGGAACCATCAAGGATCCTACAAAGGTGAGGGATGCTTGGCAAGCAGCCTATGGGGGAAGCGGAAATAGTAACAAGGTAGCGGTCCTTGAAGATGGCCTTCAGTACCAAGCCATCAGCATGCCAAACTCCGATGCACAGTTTCTAGAGACGAGGAAGTTTCAGATAGAGGAAATCTGTAGAATCTTTCAAGTGCCACCCCATATGGTGGCAGACCTTAGCAAGAGTTCATTCAGTAACATTGAAAACCAGTCCATCAGCTTTGTGGTCCATACCATTCGGCCTTGGCTGGTTCGAATAGAGCAGGCTATGAACAAGAAGCTCTTTCTTGAAAAAGAGAAAGGTCAGTGCTTCGTGTCCTTCAATGCATCGGCACTGATGCGAGGGGATTATAAATCCAGGATGGATGGCTACGCCATCGGAATTCAGAATGGATTCTTCTCCGTCAATGATGTAAGGAGGATGGAAAACATGGATCCAATACCTGATGAAGAAGGTGGGAATCTCTATTTGGCGAACGGAAATCTTTTGCCTTTAAAGATGGCCGGGGCTTATGCAAAGAAAGCCCTGGATGAGTCTGGTGGTGATGAGCCTTGATGACATGTGCATAACTGTGTGTATAACCATGTGCGTAACTGAACCATTTCTGTGGACAACTAATAAACAAATTTGAAGTATCAACAGCATTTCTCAAAATCGAGGAGTGCTTTTTTCATGCCCGAAAGGAGGTCGATTAGATGGATAAATTTTGGCGTTGGGTGGTGAATGAAGCCGAGGAGCCTACAGTAAGAACTCTGCATCTTGAAGGATACATTGCTGAGTCCTCTTGGTTTGATGATGACATCACCCCTAAACAGTTTAAGACAGAGCTTTATGCCAGTGGTCCGGAGGCGGATGACATTGTTGTAAAGATACACTCACCAGGTGGTGATACCTTCGCAGCAGCGCAGATTTACAACATGCTCAAGGAATATCCCGGCAAGGTCAGTGTCCATATTGATGGGCTGGCAGCCAGTGCTGCTTCTGTCATTGCTATGGCGGGAGATGAGGTGTGTGTTTCTCCCCTGTCAGTGCTCATGATCCATAACCCAGCCATGCTTATTGCTGGTGAGGTGGCGGATCTGCAGGTGGGGATTAATCTCCTCAGTGAAGTGAAGGAGAGCATTATCAATGCTTATCAGACAAAGACGGGACTTTCCAGAGCGAAAATCTCACACATGATGGACGCTGAAACCTGGATGAGTGCCCACAAAGCCATCGAGCTAAAATTTGCCGACAAGATTCTTTATGAATCAGAGGTGGTAGATGAAGGTTCCGGTGGTTTTATCTTTGACCAGATGACAGTGACGAATGCTCTAAGGAACAAACTCCCTGGTATTCAGGCGAGGATGAAATATCTAAAAGCACATGATGATGAGGGCAAAGCTAAGGAGCCGGAGAAGAGTCAAGATCCTGAAACACAAGGTGAAGACGATTTGAAGGATCCTGCCCATTCAGTAAACCAGATCCCTATTGCCCAGCTGGAAAGACGGCTGGAGCTGATTAAAAATTGGAGGTAATGAATATGAGTAAAATTCAAGAACTAAGAGAGAAACGTGCCAAGGTTTGGGAACAGGCTAAAGGCTTCCTGGATGAACATCGTCAGGAGAATGGTCTGATCAAACCTGAGGACAATGCCGTCTATGAAAAGATGGAAGATGAAGTGGTCAACCTTGGAAAGGAAATCGAGCGTCTTGAGCGTCAGGAGATGATGGATAGGGAACTTTCAGCAGCCCTTAGTAAACCTCTTGCATCAAGACCTGATAAGATGACCGAAGAAAAAACCGGCAGAGCATCCGATGCCTATAAGAGTGCCTTTTGGGGTGCCATGAGAAACAAGATGAACCCTGCGGTACACAACGCGCTTCAGATTGGTACCGATTCAGAAGGTGGTTTCCTTGTACCGGATGAGTATGAAAACCAGCTGATTCAGGCACTTGAAGAGGCTAACATTCTTAGAAATCTGTGTAACGTGATTACGACCAGCTATGGGGATAGAAAGATTCCTGTTGTAGCTAGTCATGGATCCGCTGCATGGATGGACGAAGAAGCTGCCTTCACTGAAAGTGATGATGCTTTCACTCAGGTGACCCTGTCAGCTTACAAACTTGGTACCATGCTGAAAGTTTCTGATGAGCTTCTTAATGATAGCTACTTCGACCTTGAAGCCTACATTGCAGCTGAGTTTGCAAGACGAATCGGTGCCGCAGAGGAGGAAAGCTTCCTCACTGGAAACGGAAGCAGCAAACCTACAGGTCTTCTTCATACAACTGGTGGAGCGAGCCTTGGCGTGACTGCTGCAAGTGCAACAGCTATCACCATTGATGAGGTGCTGGACCTATACCACAGCTTGAAGTCTGCTTACAGAAAGAACGCGACATTCCTTGTGAACGACGCAACCATCAAAGCCATCAGAAAGCTTAAAGATGGTCAGGGTCAGTACTTGTGGCAACCATCTGTTCAGGCGGGAACACCAGATACGATTCTCAATCGTCCAGTGGTTACTTCTCAGTACATGCCAACTGCTGCAGCCGGTGAGAAAACCATTCTCTTTGGAGACTTTAAGTACTACTGGATTGCTGATCGTCAGGGTAGAACCTTCAAACGTCTGAACGAACTCTATGCAGCAAATGGTCAGGTCGGATTCCTTGCATCTCAGAGGCTGGATGCGAAGTTGATCCTTCCTGAAGCCATCAAGGTCCTTCAACAAAAGGCCTAAGTAATTTAACGGGAAGGTGGTCCTAGTTACTGCCTTCCTTTCACTTTGATAAGGAGGGAAAACCATGGGATATAACACGAAAAACTATACCGAGCAGGGTGGCGATAAAACCATTATCGGTGGAGAGCTTGCCGTTACGGCAGAAGGGAAAGTTACCTTCAACGGGACACAGTTGAAACCTGCAGCGCTTCAAGCAGACAGCACCGCTGTAGATGTGGCGGACCTGGTGGCTGATTTCAATGCCTTGCTTTTAAAGCTTAAAACCGCTGGCCTGATGGAAAGCGAGTGATGGTAGATGACGCTTCTTGAGAAGGTAAAACAAAATCTCATTGTAACCCATAATGAGGATGATACCTTACTGGAAGGTGTAATCGCCGCAGCCATCAGCTACGCCGAAGGTTATCAGCATCTAGGGACGGACTTCTACACAGAAAACACCATGTCACCGACCACCGAGCAAGGAGTCATTATGCTGGCTTCTCATTTTTATGAGAGTCGTGATGGCTCCACCGGTGGTTTTTTTAATGACAATGTCAGTGCTTCAGAGCAGGTGTGGAAGACGGTCCATCTACTTCTACGCATGGGAAAGGAGTGGCAGGTCTGATGAAACGGCTATGGGTGAAGAAAAGAAGGAAACGTCAGAAAAGATGCTACCGAAAAGGCAGGCGAAAGGATCGCAGTCATGGATATGAGGAAAAGGCAGTAAAGGCAGGTGAAGAGTATGAGCTTTGGGAAGATGAACACCCGAATCGACATCATCGATAGGATTCCCATGAAGGATGATGAAGGATTCTCTTCAAAGGGAGAAGAGGTCATCGCCAGTGTTCGTGCATACAGGGATGAAAGGCACGGTTCAAGAAAGTGGGCCAATATGGCCGCCTACACCAAAGCGAGTGCCACCTTTCAGTTCAGACGGATTCCTGATGTGGTGATTGAACCTGGGATGCTGATCCGCTGTGATACCGGGGAGTACAAAGTCTTAAGCATTGAGCTTATTATGGGCTTTTATTTAGAAATAGCAGCAGAAAAGCTGGAAGCCGCAAAGGGCTAGGAGGTGATTTCATGGCACGAGGAAGTTACAAAATGCCAGAGGACTTCTTGTTAAAGGTATCGACTTTGGCAGAAAAGACCGATGAAATCATTCCAAAGGTCCTGGAAGCTGGTGGCGAAGTGGTGAAAGCCAAAGTGAAAGCCAATCTACAGGCAACCATTGGTAGTGACACAAGACTTCCGTCAAGGTCTACAGGAGAGCTGATTGACGCTCTCGGGGTTACCCCTGCTGGTGTGGATCGAGATGGGAATTACAATGTGAAGGTGGGCTTTGATGAACCAAGAAAAGATGGGGAGTCAAATGCTAAGATCGCCAACATTTTAGAGTATGGAAAGTCTGGTCAGCCGGCTAAGCCATTTTTAAAATCGGCGAAAACAGCCAGTCGAAATGCCTGCATTGAAGCAATGAAAAGAAAGCTGGATGAAGAGATCAGCAAAATCTAAAAGGAAGGAGGGCGAAGGTCGTGTATAACAGTATTTTGAAGGATATAGGCGAGGTCCTTGAGCCTTTAGGGATTCCCATTGAAACGGGCGTGTTTAGTAAAAAGGCACCAGATGAATATCTGGTCCTTACCCCTATGAGTGATATCTTTGACCATTATGCTGATGATCTGCCAAGTGCAGAACTGCAGGAAGTTCGCCTCTCCTTATTTTCAAAAGGCAACTACCAGGCAAGAAAGAATGAAGTCGTTAGTGTTCTTATTAGAGCAGGCTTTATCATAACAGACAGAAGGTATCTAGGATATGAAGAAGATACTGGTTTTCACCACTTCGCCATCGATGTGGCAAAAGTTTACGAATTAGATTTTTAGCTGAAGTTGACTCAGCTATTTTGAAGGAGGAATAGAATATGGCAACAATTGGACTCGATAGTCTATACTACGCCAAGATCACTGAAGATGAAAATGGCATCGAAACCTATGGCACACCGAAAGTCCTGGCAAAAGCCATGACAGCAGAATTGAGTGTGGAGCTGATTGAAGCGATTCTTTATGCAGATGACGGTGCTTCAGAAGTGGTCAAGGAATTCAAAAGTGGCGCACTGACACTTGGAATCGATGATATCGGATCATTGGTGGCCCAGGATTTGACTGGGTGTAAAATCGACAGCAACAATGTGGTGGTTTCAAGAAGCGAAGATGGAGGAAGCCCTGTAGCCATCGGGTTTCGTGCCAAGAAGGCCAACGGAAGGTACAGATACTTCTGGCTTTATAGAGTTATCTTCAGCGTTCCGGCCACCAGCCTTGCGACCAAAGGTGACTCCATTACATTTAGTAGTCCCACCATAGAAGGAACGGTCTTTAGGCGAAACAAGCTGGATGGTGAGAATAAGCATCCGTGGAAAGCAGAAGTCACTGAGGGAGACATCGGTGTTGCACCATCGACCATTTCTGGATGGTTTACCACTGTTTATGAACCGGACTTTACTCCGGTAACACCGGCGATTACCATTACGACTCAGCCAGCAGCCCTCACAGAAGTGACAGCGGGTAGTATTGCGGGAAGCCTTTCTGTGGTTGCAAGCTCCAATA